TAACTACTTTAAATGATTATAAAGCCGCCGAAGGGATTAGTAGCCCTAAGGACGATGCTCGTTTAAATTTTCTTATTCCTTCTGTGAGTGAATTAGTAAAAACTTATTGCGGTAATAGTTTTGTAGACTACTATTCTACAAATAAAGTGGAATCCATTAATGTTGATTGGGATACTCACATTATACAATTAACAGAAAGTCCTGTAAATACAATTGTAACAGTAGAAGAGCGTGAATCTTACGGAAGCTCTTATAATACTCTTACTACAGGTGCATATGAATATTATTTAGATACTGCTACCGATAGTGTAATACGTACAACGAATGGCAGTTATAAAAACTGGCGTCGTGGCCCAGGAGCAGTTCGTGTAACTTATACTGCAGGATACTCTGTATTACCTTCCGATCTTCGACTTGCAGTTTTTGACTTGATTACATATTACTTGAAAGATGAGCACAAAGAGCGACGGTCGATTGCTGGCGCTAGTATTCAGAATCAAGCAAGTTCAAGTCAGCGTAATAATGTGGCATTTCCTGATCACATTAAACGCGTACTTGATTTGTATAAGAACTTTTAGTGGCAAGTAGTAATTTAAAAGCATTTTTAACTAAGTTAGATGCTGAATTGCAAAAAGATTCGGAGGATTATAGAACTCTTGTAGGAAATAAGAAAATTCATGTGTTTACCTATAAAAGTTCTACCATACGATTTACACTTAGAGATTTGTTGAATCGTTCCACCGGTAGTGATGTACAAGGTCGAGAAGCTATGCGAGCACTTCGACCTAAGTTAGCAAAACTTATAACTAAGCTAACGAAAAATATAAGAGAAGACTTTTTTAAACTCGCAGCAAGATCTAACGGAACTGTAGAGGTTAAGCTAATACGAGGCGGAGTTAGTGCCACTGTACTACAAACAGAAAAAGGTAGAAATAACTACGGACTAATTGCACGAACATATAAAAAGTCTTTAGACTCTTTTTATGAAGAGTTTTTAAAGTTACTAGATAAGCCTCTTACGCGCCCTAGTTCTAGTGGAGGTCGTAGAGAGATTTCTACAGCAGGAGAAGCTTTTAACTTGGAGCATGTACAAGGTAGTAATATTGAACACGCTTTAAACGATGCAGTCCACTCAGCTTTAGTAAAAACTTATGGAGACTCTACTGTACCTCCAGAGCTTAAAAAAGAATTAAATAAATTTGGAGTAGGAGCTCTTTTAGAAGTCTACAAAGATGCAGATAATGGAATAGTAAATGTTACTATTCGAAGCCAAATCTTAAACGCAATAGCGGGAGGAGGTGCAGAAAAAGATTTAGCTAAAAAATTAAGAAAAGCGATTCAAAAATTAGACATCCCTAATTTACCTGGATCTGATAGTTTAGTACAGGCACAACGAAAAAAAGCAGTTAAAGCTGTAGTAACGCCGTTTAAAAATAAAAAGACGTTAAAAGTAAAACATGAAGATATTGAAGTTAAGCAGGGAAAAGGTAAACAATCTTTAAGAAAAAAGCCTAAGATTTCAGCCCTTAAAGATACTTCTCCTGCTTTAATAAGAAAAAAGAGAATTAAGAGTGCTCAGGACTCAAGTGAAAAACGTTCTATGTTTTCTGTTATGGCAATGATAAATCAAAAATTGCCGCAAACAGTAGAAAAAAATATGAGGTCGCCGAGGCTAGAAAATAGAAGTGGAAGATTTGCAAGAAGTGTTAGATTAACAGACGTTAGCACTACTCGACAAGGATTTCCTAGCTTTGGATATACTTATGAAAAAGACCCGTATCAAGTTTTTGAAATGGGACGAGGTAAAAGACCCTGGTCAACGCCTGAAAGAGACCCTCGTATAGTTATTGACGCTTCAATCAGAGAAATAGCAGCAGAAATGGCAATAGGAAGATTTTATACTAGGAGAGTATAGTGGCGGAAAAAGCAGCACATAGACAGTATACTAGCCGCCGAGCTTCTATAACTAAAGGACTAGCAGATAAAATTGCTTTAATAGACGGACGCGGAATTTATCATACAGCGATAGCTGAAGTCAGTCCTCGTCTAAAGTTTTGGGACGAGGTAGAAGAGTTTCCTGCGGTGCATCTAAATGCAGGATCTGAAACTCGACAGTATCAAGGCGGACAGTATAAAGACAGATTTTTAAATATAACAATTCGATGTTATGTAAATCAGGAGGATGCAGTTGATGCACTCGATGAATTATTAGAAGACGTCGAAACTGTTTTAGAAGAAAATAGTAGATTCGTATACTATGATAGAATGGGTCTTGAACAGTATACTCAACAAATCACAGTCATTAGTATTGATACTGATGAAGGTGTATTAGAACCTTTGGGGGTCGGAGAAATTCTCATCGAGGTTCGATACTAGAAAATGCTGGCACGAACAAACGTTCACGTCCATGCCTTTTCAAGACATAGGAGATAATCTATGGCAGATAAACTTTATTTTAGTCGCGACGCGAAACTGTATGTCGAACTAACAAGTAATGCTGGCGCTTTTCAAGGACTTTGGGAAGTTCCTGTGCTTGATGGCTTCAGTTTCTCTCAGACTACAAATCAAACCGAAATCGGTTTGAACGAAATGGAAAGTACTGCAGGTATTAGCCGTCGGGGCCGACGTCTCTTTACGGACTCTTTGGCTCCTGCGGAATGGTCTTTTAGTACTTATGTACGCCCAACTCTTAAAAATACTTCAGAGCATCATCTTGTAGACGAAGTATTGTGGGCTGCAATGGCGGGAGCTGATCTTCATGCAGGCACAGGTTCGAGTGAAAACGGAGATTTTTCTCGAAATAGTGGAGACAAAGCTACAGTTTCTGGTACAGTTCTTGACGTAACTGGGGCTACTCTGCCTTCTGGAGGCACTGGTGCATTGCTTTCTTTTGGAGAATCAAATCGCTCCACTCTTCCAAAACTAACTCTTTATTTCGTATTTGAGACTGACACTACTAACCCAATGGTATATAAGCTTTCTAGTGCGATTGTAAATGAGTGTTCAATTGATTTTGATATTGATGGAATTGCAACTGCTAACTGGTCAGGTTTTGCAAAAGAAGTAGAAGATATTCAAACGAAAGGTGAAGTAATTGTTCAATCCGGCACCACTATTAGTGGCGCTACAGTAGGCAATGTTTATCTTGATAGTAATGATGATCTTCGTCTTGGAGTTGCAACGGCTGCAACTACTTTGCGTTCTGCATATAATACTGGGGTAACTTCTACCTCTAACTTTATTCGAAATCGTTTGACTCAGCTTGAAGTTCGTGGACAAAATCCTGACGTAATGGAGGGTAAGCGAGTAGCAATTTCTAGTGAAGATGGAAGTGGAGAGTTTACTACTTCTGCAGCTCATGGTTTAAGTGTTGGAGATGTTGTTCGGGTTTCCGGGTTAGGTGGAGTTGATGCTGCCACATTTAATGGAGTAAATTTATTTGTAAAAACAGTTCCTAGCACGACTACATTTACTCTTTCTGCAACTGCGGGAGGAAGTACTCTAAGTGGCACAGTAACAACTAGTGGTTCTCCGGTTGTTGATACAGGTATCTATAGCTTTACACTTACGGGCGGAAATATTACTATTTCTAACAATATTAACTACTTGGTTCCAGAAGAATTAGGTACAATTAATAAGCCAATCGAAGGTGTAACGGGTGCTCGAGCAATTGGTGGAAACTTTACTTGCTACTTGGTATTTGATAGCGCAACAGGTAATACGGGCGCTTCCGCAGACTTTTTCTCAGACTTGGTAGATCCGAATAAGGGTCTAACAAAAGTTGTAAACGAATTCGATGTAACTTTTAAAGTTGGTGGCGTTGTATCAGGGCAGCCTCGAATTCACTTAAACTTCCCGAAAGTACATATTGATGTACCTTCTCACAATATTGAAGACGTAGTAGCTCTAGAAACGAACTTTGGCGCTTATACTAATGACTTTGATACTGTGGATGAGTTTAATCTGGAAGTATTTGGAGTATAATTATAAAATTACCTACTTAAACCCGCTTCGGCGGGTTTTTTCTTTCCAGGTGTTAAAAATAATTCTTGACATTTTTCCTGGCCTTCGATATAATATGTGGTATAAATCAATAAAAACCTTTAAGGACCAATTATGACAGACAAAAAAGAGCCTATCTCTCTCGCGAGTCTTATGACTCCAAGTAAAACAGTAACAATTGACTTTCCTGGATACTCAGGAATGAAAGTAGATCTTTGCTACTTGGCAAGAGAAGAGCTGATTAAACTTCGAAAGCGTTGTCTTACTACAAAGTTTAATAGAAAAACAAGACAGCCGGAAGAAGAGTTAGATGAAGAAAAATTTTTAACAGAATATTGTAATGCAGTAATTAAAGGATGGAAAGGACTGAAATTTCGATACCTAGAAGAGCTTCTTTTGGTTGATATTTCTGGACAAGATCCTGATGATGAATTAATGTATACTCAAGAAAATGCAGAACTTCTTATGAAGAATGCAAGTGACTTTGATACATGGGTGACGGAATCAGTAGGTGACCTTGAAAATTTTACGAGCAACAAGTAACTGAAGTTCGACAGTTACTTGAAAAATACGTAAGAGAAAGCTCACAGGTAGATGTAGAAAAATATCTACGTATGTGTGAGCAGTTAGGCCAAGAGCCTGACCCAGCCAAAATGCCGCTCGAGTCTTCTTCTTTTCCGGAGGAAGTTCAAGTGGCATTTTTTATATATGGATTACTGTCTGATCGCTGGGATGGAATGTCGGGAACCTATTTAGGAAAAGACTGGAATAGTTTAGAGTATATATTTAAAATATACAAAATTGAAAATCAAAAAGAAGTATTTTTCTTTTTAAAAATTTATGAGAACCTTCTCATATCTTACAGAGCAGAAGAAGCAGATAAAAAACGTAAAGCAGAAGAGCGTAAAGCTAAGTCTGCAGGAGGTGGAAAAAACTACACCCATAATGTGCGCGGCTAATGGCAGGAAATGAAATTAATTTAACTATTAAGGTTACCGACAAAGGTAATCTTAAAATAGTTGGACAAAATGCTGAAAAAGCGGCCGCAGGCTTAGATAAGGCTGGAAAGTCTGCTCGCACTACGGATAGAAATCTTAAAGGTGCTGCTCAGGCATCTGCTAACTCTACTAAAAACTTTTCAAAAATGGCACAAGGCATCTCCGGGGGTCTTGTTCCTGCTTATGCGACACTTGCAGCTCAAGTTTTTGCAATTACAGCAGCTTTTAACTTTTTAAAGACAGCTGCAGACTTTGAAGTACTCGCGTCGGGACAAGCAGCCTATGCTCGATCCACGGGTGTAGCTATAAAAACTCTTACAGAAGATATAGTTGCAGCAACAAATGCTCAAATTAGTTTTGCTGACGCTGCTCAAGCTGCAGCAATTGGATCAGCTGCGGGGCTATCAACAGATCAACTAACAAGACTAGGAACAGCTGCTAGAGACGCTTCCGCAATTCTTGGAAGAGATGTTACAGACTCCTTTAATCGTTTAGTTCGAGGTGTTACAAAAGCAGAACCAGAACTATTAGACGAATTAGGTATTATTTTAAGACTGGAAAATGCTAGTCAAAAGTACGCAGATGCAATTGGTAAAGATGTAAAAAATCTTACTCAGTTTGAAAAAAGTCAAGCAGTTGCAAATGATGTTCTTGAGCAGGCAGAGCAAAAATACTCTGCAGTTTTAACAGAACAGGAAAAGTTAGGAAACTCTGTAGCAAAACTTGGTATTGCTTTTGAGAATAATCTTTTAAAACCTTTTAAGGAGGGGTTGGCCAAAGTTTTAGGGCCTGTATTTGATTTTTTTACTGAAAATGTAGGTTCTTTGGCAGTAGCTTTAGGACTTTTAGCAGTTCCTATACTTAAAGCAATCATTCCAGGCCTTAGCGACATGGGAGAAGCGGCAAGAGTAGCTGCAGACGAAGCAAAAGAAGCATCTAATGCAGCCACTAGAGCGTATGCTAAACAGATTGTGCAAGTAAAAAAATTAGCAAAAGCACAACAAGATGTTAGATCTCAAGCAGCAGCCGCTGCAAGAGAGACTGTAGAAAATTTAAATGCTAGAAAAGGTTCTGGTTTAGAGATTTTACAAAGTGGCGGAACCCCTTCTGAGCGGCAAGCCGCAGGTATGTTGAGAGCTGTTGAAGCAAATCAAGGCGAATATAAAAGACTTAATGCAGCACAGAGAGCAGATCTTGCAAAAAATCTAAAACTAATGGTAGCAGATAACGCAAGAAGTAGTAAATTAATGCTTTTAAACTGGCAAACTTTTGCGGCTGGAACAAAATTAGTATGGACAGGGATGCAAGCAGGGTATGCTTCTGCTATTGCTTCCATGAAAGCAATGACTACAGGTTTTGTAACTTTTGCAAATAGGGCTATGGCGGCTATAGGTTGGATTGGTATATTTTTGTTATTAATTGATCTAATAAAAATTGCTATAACAAAAATAAAAGAGTTCTTTGAAACTGCAGAGCAAAAAAGCCTTCGTCTAATGGAGCAAGCTGAAATAGACAAAGCAGAAGTTCTTCAAAGTCGCCTAAAGGGCATAAATGAAGAAATTGCAGAAATGACAAAAAACACCATGAAAGGTGGTGCAGCAGGAGCGGAGTTTGCAGGAAACGTTCTTGCGAATATAGATGTAGGAAGTTTAAAAACCGCACTTCTTAGTCCGAATGAAGAATTAAGAGCAGAAGCATATAAAACCGCTCAATACTACTATGAAATATTTAAAAACTCAGAAGATGCTCTTGGTGAAACCGGGACAAAATTAGCAAGTATAGCTGGTAAAATAGGAATGGGCAGTGCTGACGAAAAGTTTAGAACTGAAGAATTTGTAGAGCAGTTTCTTCAATATGTAAGTGCAGCTCAAGAAGCTGGTCAAGCAGGAGCTAAATTTAATTCAGCTTTAAAAAATCAATTAGAACTACAAACTCAGTTTATGGGCAGTTTAGTACAAACAAGTAAGTTTGATCCTATGATTCAAGCTTTAGATGCAACTATAAAGGCATCTGAAGATGTTTTAAAAATGACAGATACTGAGATTAAAAAACTAAATGAGTCAAAAGCTTTGCGAGAAGTTCTTGTAAATATGAGAGAAAGAGAATTTATAGCAACAAGAGAAAAAACAAAGTTAGAACAAAAATACATAGCTTCGCTTGCTCAAGCAACTCCTTTACAGGCTCAAAGATTAAAGCAAGAGCAGCAGATTGAAAGTATTCAACTTTCAATTAATGATAAGCTACGAGAAAAACAAAACTTAGAAGCCCTAATTAAACAACAAGCTGAAGAGGCTACACCTACTCAACAAAATACTCTTATACTTTTGCAGGATGAAATTGATACTCTTGGTCAGAAAAGTGATATTTTACAAGAACAGTTAACACTACTTTCTCAAATGGAAGTTGCTGCAAAAGGCGCATTCGAGGGTGGGGTAACAAAAGGACTAACTGATTTAATAACAGGAAAAGAGACCAGTTTTAAGCAAGCAATTGCAAATATTGCAAAAGCAACTCTTGAGTCTATAGCACAAAGTATTGCAAAAAATCTTTCTGAAAAACTTTCGACTGCCATTTTTGGAGATGCTGCTTCTAACCGTGTTAAAACAGCTCACGTGGAAGGTGCAGAAGTAGTAAGACAAGCAATAATAGATGGGCATAAACAGGGATTAAGCACTGAATCCGCTGTAACTAGTAGTAATATTTCTTCAAAGTCTATTGATGATATGATAAATGATATAGCTAAAGGAGGCTCTGGTTCTGAATCTACTGGCGATAAAAAAGCAGGAAGTATTTTAGATTATTTCTTTAAACCAGGTGCAGGAAAAACCACTGCATCTGGTGAAGGTATGTCAGCCGAACGCGGCGCTAGTGGTGGAATTTTTGGAAATTTTGTAGATTCCTTAGAAAGACTTTTTAGTGGAGAAGCCCCTTTCTTAAAGGGACTGGGCGATGTTTTCATGGGAGCTTTAGGCGGCTTCGATCAAATGTTTGGCGATATTTTAAATGGAATTATGGGACTCTTTAGCGGAGGTGGGGGCGGTGGTGCTGGTTTATTTGGAACTATTGCGGGCCTTTTCTTTGCCAACGGCGGAATTGCAAAAGGTGGCTTTCGTTCCGCAGCATATGCAAATGGAGGAATCGCAAAAAGTCCTACAGTAGGTCTTGTTGGCGAAGGTAAGTATAATGAAGCAATTGTTCCTCTTCCTGATGGTAAGTCAATTCCTGTCAGTATGGGTCGAGGAATGGGTCAACAAAATAATGTTACGGTAAATGTTTCAATTGATGGCAATGGCAATACTAATCAAAATAGTGAAGGAGACCAGCAAGGAATGGATCTAGGAAGAGTTATTGCGAGTGCCGTACAGCAAGAATTGTTAAATCAGAAAAGACAGGGCGGCATTCTTAATCCGAACGGAGTATCCTAATGGCAGTCTATAAAATAAAAATACCTGTAGGAGGCTATGATGGAACAAATCCTACTTCTGCTACTGAAATTGCTGTAGATAGAAACTCTACAAGACAAGTAAAGCAACGAATTCTTACTGCTCAATTTGGAGATGGATATTCTCAAAGAGTAAAAAATGGAATAAATCCTACTGATGAAAC